AATAAAAAAACTAGCTAACCTTGTTACCAAACCTCTCTAATTTTTACAGAAAAACTATAAGTACGAAAAGCAGTTTGCGATACTTTTAATGTATCTTGGTCAAACTTTGCAATACAGAATTGATCAGGATTATCGTTATTAGAATCAGGCTGAAATATAAATGGTAATGCACCACCTAAAGTTTTATTCCAAACTTGTGCTATAAAAGAATCATCAGTAAATATGTTATATTCAAATTCGTTTTCAGTTGTTATATCTGAGCTATCATAATCTGTTATTGTTTCTGTGTGCATTGTATTCATATAGTTTGATGAAAATACATCACTATCAGATATAAGGCTAAATTTTAAACTCCAGTTTCTTCTTCCATTTCTTTTAGCACCACTAAGCATCTTGTCATCTGAAAACTTTCCTACTGAGAATGGGCTATTGTATTTGCCATCATTTAACCAACAAGGTGCACTTGTATGTCTTATATTCGTAAGAGTAGATCCTCCTGATGTTTCAAGCTCATCATATCCATCAAATTCTATATCCATAGAAAGGCTTAAATCAGGAGAATGTGGCATTGTATACATAACCCCCATACTTACAGCTCCTATTTGAACATTGCTTGTACCCCCTATGTTATCGCCAGTTAATCTAAATCCTGTAAATCTTACAGGAAATTCTTCAGGTGGAGATGGATTTAAATCAGAAAACCATATTGAACTACCATTTTGTATGTCCGTAGCAGACATTCCAGCATTTAAAACAGCTTGTAGATTTCCATTTTCAAAAGAAAAGTTGTCAAATTCAGCATATGGTAAACCTTCATAATTAACAGAACCTGCATACATTATATTTTGTATTCTTAAATTTTGATTGCCAAGATTATGATTTAATATTGCACCATACCATTTCATATTTCCTGAAAAATCCATGTCAGATATGTTTTGTTCGCATGGTATAAAAAATCTTAAAGCACTACCAGGCTGTCCTTGGTCAGTAAAACTTTCAAATTTATTAGACCTTTCAGGAGATAATGTAAATGTACTTTCGTTATTTAATACGGTAATAAATTCTCTGTTATTCAAATTATTTTGTTCTTCTGTTTTATTAATATATGATTCAGGCTCTAAGCCTAATGCTCTTAAATATATATAATTGTCTATAAAAAATCTTGGTCTGCCTACGTTTTGATAAGCCATTAGTAACTTCCTCCTGTACCTCTATCTTTAGTTCTTTCTCTATTTTGTTGAACTTTTGTTCTTTGTTGTGTTCTTGTTTTTTGCTGTGCTCTTACTTTTTGCCTTTGTGGTCTAGTTGTTTGTTGTTTTTGATTAATTTGCCTTGGAGCTTTATCTTTAGACCTATCTATATCTTTATAATTAGAATCTCTTGTAAAAGGTTGATTTAATGATTTAGATAAAACTTTTTGTATTCTTTCTTTCTTTTTTTCTAGTTTGGGCGACTTCTTAAAAACTCCAATAGCCTTTGAATTATTATTAACTTGTTTGCCTGTCATATAAACATTTTCTTTAGGATGATAATTATAATAACCTGAATAGCCATCTTTAAATGCTCTGTTAGAATACAATCCTCTTATTTCAGGTCTTAAAACACCTCTTTTAAAAGGAGTTTCATTTATGGGCTTTGCTGATTCTTCTAATAATAAAATAGTATTATCTTCAAATTGAGTTTCAGTATTCTCAATAGAATTAGATTGTATATTATTCTTTATAGTTAAAAGAATTTTTTCCCCACCTGCTGTTATTATGTATGCTTTAGATATTATCATATTCCCCTGATAAGTGAATAAAATTTCTTGATTTAATTTTTTAAGTAAAAGATTGTCTATTGTAATTGTGTTAGTGCTCATTCTTGTATAAAATCCATCAGGAAAAATATTGTTAATAAATACGTTACCTGTAAATGTTATACGAAGTCTTCTAAATCCCCCATTTAAATCTAATTTAACTTCATTATCTACAGACTCTGATATTTCTAAAGTGCCTCTTGTAGGTTTTGGATTTTTAGATTCAAAAATAAAGGTTTGTAATCTTAATAATGCTTTTATTTCTTTATAATTCATTTATTCGCCTAATACCTGATTTATTAAATTTACTAAATCTATTATATTTCCTTCTCCATCATTATTTGTGTCAATAATTTCTATCTGTTCAGGCGTTATATTTCCACTTGAAATTAAACTTACCAGCTCAACTATATCTATAACATTAACAATTCCATCTTCTGTTAAATCTCCTGCTATTAATGGGGTTTCTACTTGAAAAAGACCTTGCATTAATATTTCATCATGCTCGTCTAAATACCCATTTAAATTTAAATCTGCAACTCTTTTTTGTTCCTCTGTAAAATATGGCAATAATCCATCAAGAAATAATCCAAATTCAACTAAATCTTCAGTCATAACATCTCCATCTACATTAGATCTTCTTGAAACACTACCTATTCCTGCTGTAAAAGTTTTTTTATGTTGATGTAGTTGAGTTAATTCTACTTCAATGTGTTTTTGTTTTTTATTAATAGAGCTTATTATAAAAAATGGATAGATAATTTGACCATTTCTTCTAATTAAACGAGTATAATCTTCTCCATATATTTTTAAATCGTCTATCAATGAATCAAATTGAATTATATCTCCTACCTCTAAATAGATATATTTTAAAGGTAGCGTTAATTTAAATATATTATGTTGATTACAATTATACAAATACAGGTAGTTTCTAAGATTTATAGCATCAGCTCTATTTCTAATAAAATCTGCCTCAAATTCTAAAATTTTGTCTTCTCTATCTAAACCTAAATAATCATAACTATATCCATTATCAAAACCTTCAGTTGAATCAGCATTTCCAAACATATCATATCCATCTACATATCCTGTTTGTTCTAAATATTCTCCTGTTGCATAATCTTTTTTATATTTAACATTGACTATTGTGTGTATCTGCTCTAAAGGTGTTTTGTTAAATGTATATTTTAAAACATCTTTTGCTAATATTGTTGCATCACTAGAACTATATTCATCCTTAATACTTATCATTGAAAACTGAGAAGTTCCTCTAAATAAAGCAAATAAATTAGAATTACTAAACATTTTTTGAAGCAAATCTTTACCTTTTATATTTTCATTAACACTAAATGCAAACTTAGAAACATTAGAATTTTCTGCTGAATCTTGAATACTATCTATATCTATTTGCAAATTATTTAACTGAAACTCTTGTTCAACTAAATGATGAGCAATATTAGCAGGGTTTTCTATGACTGAATCAAATTGACCTGCATACCTAGCATCTTCACTAGTATCTATTCTTCCATGACAATTTACATAAAAAGGAGAGTCTAAAGCACCTTGAAAAACAATATAATGAATCATTGCAGCATTAAATAAATGTACGTTAAACGCTGCAGTTTCTATGTTTATTACATCACTACCATCGGTATTTCTAAAAAACATTCCTATTGCATTATAATTATTAACTTGATGAAAATCATCTGCAATTCTTTCAAGTGGATTTTGAAATATTGTTGAAGTATCATCGCTATCTGTATTTTCTTCAAATGTATTTAACTCTACTGTTGGTGTATTTTTAATAGTATTTAAAGTTTCATCAAATATAGTTGCACCAGTCAAATCCATATTACTGTCAAATGACTCCCAACCTATTTCTGTAGGGTCGTCTTCATCAACATCTACGCCATTTACTTTAATTTTAAATCTTGAAACATTAGAGCTTGTTGTTCCCTCTAGGTCAAAATTAAGTTTTGTTTTTAAGGCAAAAAAAGTATCAGTTTTTACATCATCTTCTATTTCTTGGTCTTTGAATGGTAAAATTAAAGAATATCTTCTTGAAGAATTGTCTGTTTTTGAAACCTGTATGTTTTCTAAGTCTGCTGCAAAAGCATATCCAGTATTAAAATTTTCTCCTTCTAAATAGCCTCCACTATATGCATATTCCCTAGAAACACAAGATATTAAAGTATTTTTTGCAACTCTTAAATGTTGAAGTGGTAACATATATTCAAAATCTAAAACAGAGCCTGAACCTAAAAAGTTTGCAGGGTTAGCATCCATTATTGGCTCACTTATCCACATAAACCATCTTGTATCTGTTCCATTGCTTAATATTTGATTTTCTACAACTCCATTATAGTGAGGATGGTCAATCATTCCTCCAAAATAAGCTGCACCTCCACTTCCATAATTTCCTGTGTATCCATCATCTCCAAAAGATTCATGAGTTCCATTCCAGCCACAGCTGTATTCAAATTTTATTGCTCTACCACCAACACCATTATCTATTCCAGTCCTTGATATATGTGTTCTGTCTATTGGAATATATCTAGCTAAATCGTCTTTTTGATATAAGCCACCTTCTCCATCTTCTAAATCTATTAAGTTAAAAAATCTTCCAATATATCCACTATTATAATCCCCAGGGTTTATATTTTCATTTTTAAGACCTACAGTACACCTAAAAAGATTTTGTCCTTCCACAGCCAAAGCTGTTCTTGGGTCAAATGTATAATTAGCTCCTGTACCACCTAATGATGGCGTATCAGGACTAATACCTATATCTTGA